TATAAGTTGTGCTAGGTCATTAATAGAAATCATTCTTTCACTACCCAAATTAACAGGTACAGTAATATCACTTGCCATAATTTTTTGTAAGCCTATTACACATTCTTCTATATATAAGAAGCTTCTGGTTTGATTTCCTGGTCCCCATATATCTATAGTGCCGTTGCTTTCGGCAACTTTACGGCATAGTGCCGCGGGTGCTTTTTCTTTGCCATCTTCCCAACTTCCGTACGGGCCAAATACATTATGCAAACGTACAACCTTTGCATCAATGTCATAGTTTTTCTTATGTGTTAGATACAGTCTTTCACTAAATAATTTTTCCCAACCATACTCTGTATCAGGCTCTGCTGGATATGCACTAGACTCTTCACAGTAAGGATTATTAGGATCTAACTGATTGCGTTCAGGATAGATACATGCACTACTTGTGTAAAGTATTTTTTTAATACCTTTTTTAGTTGCTTCGTGCAATACATTTAAATTTATTAATGCACTGTTATGCATAATATCACTATCATGGTCGCCTATACCAATGTATCCAGTGCCGCCCATGTCAGCCGCAAGTTGATATATTTCGTCTAGGTCAGCTTTTACTACATCTGCAACAAAGCCTGGATCTCGTAAATCTATTTCGTGAAAAACGGCTGCTTGTGATTCGGCAAATGCAGGTTGTTTTATATCTGCGCCAATTACGTAATGACCTTGTTCAACTAGTTTGTTAACTAGATGAAATCCTATGAAGCCTCCGGCTCCGCATACAAGTATTTTTTTCATTTTAGTTTCCATATTTTTCCTTAAATAAATCTATTTCTTGGTGCTTCATTGTATCAAAGTGTTTACAATTATATTCAAGAATAGACTTTACATCTTTTGTTAGTTGTATTTTTTGTTCTTGTGTCCAATTAGATATTTTATTAATTAATTTAAAGATACTTGCCATACGTTGCGAGTCATCTTGCATATCGTAAGACTCGTCCCAAAAATCATTAAATGTTTTAAATCCTAAATCTTTTAAATGTTGTAATGATCCTTTCGCTCCTATCATTATAAACGGTTGTTTAAATACAATCGGTTTAAATGTTTTTTCAGTCAAATGTATTTCTGGACTGTAAAAATAAGTTTCTTGTATAATATTTATAAGTGAATTTTGGTAGTAATGCTCTGTACTGAACTGTGTTTCTTCCATAGGATACGAACTAAAATTTGTAGTATCTAATATAAGTGGTAACCTATGTTTTGCATTTACTATTTCTTGTTGTGTAATATTAAGTTCAGGTCTTCTATTTGCTAAGTGTGCCATGTTGCTTTCAAAAGACTGGCCGCTTTCGGGCTGTGATGCATCCATGCTCATATAAAACTTGTCTAACATATTACTACGATGCATTTCTATATAAAATGCAAGACGCTGATCATTATACCGTCTTTGAAAACATAAGAAGTCTTTTTCTCTTGGTCCGCATATGTATTCAGTTGTAACATACTTTTTTGTTACTTCTTCTAAATTTGTTCTATCATATCTAAATGTAGGAAAGTGTTCTACATTAAGTTTAGTCTGTACATTTCTTTTAATGCAATACTTGTTATATATTTTAGACACATTGTGACAGTTAGTAACATAAATTACTCTGTCTAACGGTATGTTATAATGAGTGAAAAACTTTGACATTTCATCAAATAATTGATCATGCGCCCAACCTTCAAATAAAATTGTAATTAAAAAATAACCGTTGTTTGCAAGGAGGTAATCTATTTGCCCAGGTTCCCTTAACTGATCGGAAAACGGTCCGTCATTAATACTAAACAATTTTCTCCAATCTCTATAATGATAAGATGAAAAATTTAGTTCATATAAAAACTTACCTTCGGGTATGTTAAAACAACTTACTAAGTTTGCATCATTATTAAATCTACTAAAGAAATGTGGATTTTGTACTAGATCTCCAGGGGCACTTTTCTTAAATTGTGCGTGTAACAGGTCTACTATTGTTGGTACCCTATTATTAGTTATAGGCCCTTTTGGACCTATCCATTGATATGCAAAATTTAGTTTCTTAGACATTGCTACAGTCCTCGTAAAACTTTTTTAGTTCAGGAAAAGTTTCTACTATGTTAGTATTTCGTCGCTTATCATATTCTGTAAACCAAGAATAAAAATTACGCATACCTTTAACTACTTTATCTTGGTCATACGTTGTATTTTTCATATAGTCAATTGTTCGCCGGAAGCGTTCATACTCTAATGAACTAAATTTAGTACGGTCATTATCGTCCATATTATCTTTAATAAATTTTAGATGCTTTTCCATGTAAGGTAAAAACTCATCTTTGGGCAATATGTTCATATCAAACTGTAATGGCTCTTTGAGATACGGAGTGTCAAATCTTACACGCTGCCACTGCGTTTCGTTTGCATCAGTATTGTATTTTGTACGCCACTCTAATATCTTTTCTAACAATGAATCAAAACTTGTAACTACAAACAAATTAAACGTAACCATAAAAGTTACAGGCCAACCTGTACTTGTTAGATAGTAATCTAAATTACGTTCCCAAAGTTCTATGTCTAGCCCTGTACGTGTGTACTCTGCACGTTTGCCCCAAGTATCAATACTTGTGTATAACTTGAAATTATTAATGCAACCTTTTTGTTTTAAGTCTTTTACACGTTCTACTAATCTGCGGACCATTGCGGGTTTCACACCCATGTTACTGTTAAGCTCTATATTAAGATGTGGCTTAGGATTTTGTTCAAGTTCGTCAAACAGTCGCCACGTGCTTTTATGCATTAGAGGCTCTCCGCCTGTTACACGCAAGATGTTTAGTGTCTTACTAACTTCGGGCCACCATTTCCACCATGCGTCAACATAAGGATTTGCATCTTCTTCGTACAACTCAAACCAATCAATATCGTTTCGATGTTCTGTACTATCTTTGTACGGACCATTTTGTTTTATTTCGCTGTAGTATCTGCTACTAAACTTAGGATGACAATATCCGCACTTAAAGTTACATTCATTACTAAAGTTAACTTCAATGTATTCAGGATTTATATCATAATCCCAAGGATTAGTTTTTATTTCCTCAATACGTTCTGGCGTATAGATGCTAGATGTTTTTATGTGCCTATCACTAACATAGTCTTTACCCATACACTCAATATTCCAACAGTATTGACAGCCTGCTGGTTTTTCTCCGTTAAGCATAGCAAGACGTTCTTGTTTCTTTTGCGGAGTATTGTGTAACTGACTAGGGTTTTGTTCTAGTCCTTCTAAAGGAATTTTGTGCGGTGCTGGATGATAACAACTATGTGTTTCGCCTGTTTGTAAGTATATTGTAACATGGTGCCATTTAGCCAAACAAAACGTAGGAGAAATATCTCGCTCAATACCAGGCATTATTTCTTTGATTCTAATTAACTCGTTGTTCATCTTTTCTTAATAATCCTTGGAGTATTTTGATAAACACTTTTAAAGAATTTACTTCCTTCAGCGTCTAAATCTGCAATTTCTAAACCTAACTCTGATTTTAAGTCTGTTCCATATTTGAGTATTTCTGCTTCTACATCCAAGTTTTCTAAATTATTTTCTAACCAGTAAGTTGTTAGATATTTAAAGTCACGCACTTGTGCATAGTCCCAATCTGTACACATAGTCATATAACAACCCATTCTAGCGCCAAGTATACTCCAGGCACCGTTTTCTACATCTGCGCCTACACTACACCATATGCGTAGTCTATCTAAATTTTGCCACCAAACTTTTTTAATATCTAAGGCCTTTGCGCCTTCATTTAGGCTCATTTTAACACCTTCTCTAAATCCTGCTCTCCAAGATTGAAAAGGTGATGCATTAGTGTAACTTGTACTATAGTTGTCATTAAATTGATAGTATCTTTCATCAAAACAAAATTCAACTAACCCCTTTGCATCATCTGGATCTGAGTTTTCATGTGTTTTCATATTATGTACAAATTTACGTGTCCATAACTTTAATCCACCGTTACCATACATTAGTCCGTTAACATGTACTTTACCGCACCAACTAAACACATGTTCTGGAGTTACACCTAATTTGTCTAGATCAATTTCTTGCTGTAAAAATTCAGTATCAATAGTGTTGTCGCCGTCAACTGTTACAAAATATTCAGTCTCTGACAAATCTGCACATGCTTTATGTGCAGCATCACTGCCATCAACACCGTGTACACGTTTTGCCCACGGCAATTTGTTACACAAGTCTGCATAGTTCTTTTCTGCATTTGGTTCATCGTAGGACAAAAAGATTACGTCCTGATCAATAACTTTAATCTTATTCATTAACAACCTCGCACGAGTACTTTTGGAACTTCCTATTAGTATATACACTATATTTGTCAATATTAAACAGCATCTGGCTATCAAGTGTTATAGGACTGTCTAATAAACGTTCTACCGTTGTTGTAAAGTACTCATGGAGGATGTTTGGATTATTCTTTTGTGTAACACTAAATTGTAGTGCTTGATTAATGCGTTCTTTTTTAGTTTGAAGATCCTGTTTTGCATTATCAGATAATGCAACTTTCCAAGTGCGTGTTTGAGGTAAAAAACTTACTATTACTTGAGCATTAGCCTGTTGTTCAATTTTATAAACGTTGTCATTTACATCAATTTCAAGTTTTTTATACTTGTCTACTATAATGTATGACGAAGTCCTAATGTCATACACTACTTTATGTCTAGTAACATTCTTTGTTCCATCTAAGTAAGGCAGGGCATCTTGTATAGCAATAATAAAATTAGTTTCTATATCTTGTTCTACATTTGATATTGAAAGAATATTTCCTGTATCTTTATCAAAGTACACCTTATATACTAGTTCAAATTTTGGTGTTTCTAAAATTATCATATATCTAATCTCTTTTCTAATACTTGTATAATATCATCAGTTAAGAAATTATCTTCAGTATAATGAAAAATACCTGACTGTTTATGGTTACCTATATACAATTCTGCATCATCTGTAAAGTATGTGCCAACTTTTGTTTGCCAACTTTCTCTTAATTCGTTCCAACCCTGTATGTTTGCTTTCATATGAGTAAAGCTAGGCACTGAAACATTTTCATTAGTAATCTTTGACTTACAGTCAAGTATATCTATTGCCATAGCTGCTGTTAAGTCCATGCTTGCAAAATTTTGTATTGGATTAGATCCGCTAAGTTTATAAAACTCTTTCCAGTTATTAGTAATCTTGTCTAACCATGTATAAAACTCTAATGCAAATTCACTTTTCTTAAAATAATGCAATCCCATGTATGTGTTTGGTAAGTTATATCTGTTAAAATTCTTTCGATAAAAAGTATCTTTAATCTTATTACCTCTGTAATCAAATATAGTAGATGTAATATACATATCATAACTTTGTAAAAAATTATACCATGATGTAATATCTTCTAGTACTAGCATATCTGTATCAAGAACTATTGCATCTTCATACGGTGAAATAAAATATGTCTTCCATCGATTGTGTATCTTCCAATCATATTTGTTTGCAAGATCGCCCCAGGGTATTTTTATTACATTATCAAATAACTCTTTATAACGTTGTGGAATTGTATCGTCAGTGAGTATACTAATATTACTATCAGGCGTTGTTGCATGAATACTCATTGCCAATGCACATGCTTGTTTTACATAATCAACGTCTTGTGTGTTTTGAGCTACTAAGATAAAGTTAGGCACTAATAATTTCCTCTAACGTATACTTGTTCATAACGTGTACACTATTACCTTCAAACTTACAAGGACTATATGTGTCTATTGAGTCTTTGTTTTGTAGCAAGAATACAAATTTGTCGTTATCTATAGAATGTAATATATCTCTATCTGCTGTAAAGAATAGTTTGCCTGGCATACGCTTTGCAAAGTCTCCCTTTTTAAATCCGTTTATTATATGTATTGCAATACTAAATGCAAAATCATTTCGATATGTTGTAGTTACTATATTGTATACTTTTCTGTAGTGCGTATAAAATTCTTGTACATGCTTAATGAGGTTAAAAAATATTTCATTTAACTGTGTCTTTCTAAAAAATACACACGTTGCCCAATAAAAATCTATACTTGTTTCACTTATAACTTTGAATTCATTAGTTTCTCTATTGCCTGCAAGATCAAAAGCATCTTTATATATTAAAAAATCATATGCACTAGTAAAACAATTTTTTAACACATCGTCTGCTATTACATAATCACTGTCTAGCATAAGTGTTTCGTCATATGGGGATAAGTCGTAAGCAAACGGTCGTTTGTCGTTTTTAAATTCCAGTACAGTACTTTGTTCTGCGCCGTTATAGTATTTCTTTTTAGATGATGCGTTAGTAATATCACTGATAATAATTTTATCAAACCAATCTTTGTATCTATCGCCTATGCTTTTTTCATCGGTTACAATACTAACTGGTAGGTTAAGATATTCTTTTGCTCTGCCGGCGAGAAATGCCG